GTTTGTTAAAGCTTTAGCATGTAAAACAATGGAAGTGCCTTCTTCAATCAAAGTATCTAAATCTGCTCGAAATGAAAAAGCATTTGTGCCATGAGCTTCCAAATTTCCTGTATAAGGAGCAAGAGCTAAAATTTCATTAGTTTTTTCCAACCAGTCACAATATTTGTCTTTTCCATGAACAAAATGCGAAAATTTACCTGTCGTTTTAAAATCATCAATACGCTCTAAGATGGTAATGGTGGTATCTAAAACACACCACCACAAATCAAATTTGCTAGAATACGCAATATTGTAACTTTTAAAAGCTTGTCTGCCAAACTCTTCCTCAGTCAATTCCATACCAATGCTCTTTAACAAACCCTGAGTTAACAAATACGAATATAAATCACGCAATTTGAGGAATAAAGGATTACTTTTTGTGGCATCACCAGCATCAAAACAAGAACGCATGGTCCGAACAACTTCTGAAAAATCACCAGACTGAACATCACCCATAGATCTAGCCCCAAAATTTAATTTAAAAAATTTTGAAATTTTCAAAACCATCTTTTCCAAGACGGCTCCTCTTTGATCTCTATAAATGAGCTTAAACAAAATCAACATTTGGTTTATAAAATCAGAAATACTTTCACTTCTACGTATATTATGGTACATTAAAAAGAAACTTTCTAATATATCTATACACGACGCAGAAGAACCATGGACCGATTTAGTCCAAACAGGATTAGAAGCCGCTAAACGGTTAATAATCTCTAACATCTGGGCCAAAGCTTCATCGGAATAATCACCCGTACTAGAAAACGAATCGCCAGACTGGATAATTAATCCATGTAAAGGTGGAGACTGCAAACCAGTCTCCCAATGTGGACAGTGTTTGATATTAATATCACAATTCTTTTTACTGTGATACGAATAAGTCGAAACCTGTCGACGACGTCTGCGGAAACGCCGCCTAATCATATAATTTTCTTGTAATACCGCACAAGATTGCCATAAAAAATGTTTATGGCGCTGATTATCAAAAGAACCTTGCTGTCTGCAAAGAAACGGATAATTAGCTGGGATAAAAGCCACGCACCAAAGCGTAGAAAGCACACGAAGAAGTTCAATAGTCATTATAATCGTTTTCGAAATCTGTTGTATTTGAGCTTTAAGGATGTATTATTTCTCCCGATCAAGGGATACCCTGTTATCAAACAGGGAAAAACTCGATTGGGCTTTTACCTACCGAGAATAAAATTCATAAATTATATGAGCATACAACCAAATATCCAAGGCCTAGAACATACCTCTCACAACGGCAAGGGCGGCTGAAACATAATTGTGTGAACCGGCATATAAGCCATGCAGTGACATTAAAAACTTAAGTTTAATTATGTTAAATTTATTAAAATTGTAACCAGAGAAAATCTATTTCTCATATAAAAATATGAATTTGCTCGCTATCCAACGAATATAAAACACAAATGAAAATATAATCTTTTTATTTGGACAAATTTTTTATTTTTTATGTATTTTTAAAAAAATTTTTTATGGGATGATTCAAAGTCCCAAATGCAAAACAATAAACAAAGCTGGCGTAATAGAATAAACGCAATAACCAGCTGGGGATTTGCACCCCACATGTTGAAAACATGTGTTTCTTTAATACAATACGTGAAACAAACGTATATGACAACATACAACTAGTCTACTGTTGTTCTTAGTAAAGTCAAGAACACAAAACTATCCAATTTTATTTTTAATTAAGGGGTCATTGGATAGACCCCTAAAAGTAGTTTATTTTTAAACTTGTAAACTACTAAAACAAAATGCAGGATTCTTTGGAAAGAATCCTGCATAGTGATTCCTTTTTAAAGTTGTGAATCACTAAAACAACAACGGGAATACAACCTTATTATCAGCATACTCCCGGATGTTGTTAAACATCCGTTAGCACTTTGCAGTGCCCTGCCCCTTTATTTTGTACCTCAGCACAACATGCTGATGTT